GCTCCTATTGGTGATTTTATTAATGAGCAATCTATAATTAAATCATTAAATGATGCGCAATTCAATATAAACGTATTCCATATGTTTTTAAATGCGTCATTATTAGATAATATGGTCATTAACCTATGTACATTTGTTCATGAACCATAATACGATGGTAATAATCTTCATGGAACACCCGTTTTTAATTTATAAATAATGCATGTTAGCAATAATTCGTATGAGTATTTATTGGGTCGACCTTGTTTGCTTTTATATTTAACAAAATATGTTTAATTTCATTTGCGATGTATTTTATTGTGTTTGATAATTTTGGATATATATTCATTTAATTCAATATAAAGACTTATGATTATATAAATATAATAACATTAATAGCCAATCAAATTATAACAATATAGACATAATATATTCGTCCGCTGATGGGTAAAAAGAAAAAAGAGGAGTACGTATCATTATTTAATACATATACTCATAAAAATTTACTAATGACCGTTAAAACATCATTAACATCAATATTAAAAAAAGATTATTACCACATTGATATAAAAAGTAAACGAAAACTTAAAAAAGATTTACGCTTACTAAAACACAATAAATTTGAATTTAAACCAATGTATTGTATTGTTCGGAAAAATAAACATAATTAATATATCATCCAGTACCAAATGAAATATATACGTGTATAATATAAATGCCACGATCATCAATTCTAACAAACGCAACTCCAGGTTGGACGCAATCTCAATGTAATAGTCTTGTTAGCGGAAAATGTATTGCGTTTAAAAATGAACACCCTGAAGAGTTTCAAAAAAGATGGGGGACGCTCGGGAAATGTTATGAATATACAACACCAGTTGCATGTCGTAAACAAATGGATATGCCGCAATATCAATTGGACAGTTATTGTAAGATAACTACTGATTTAACAACCCGACTATATAATGGATCAACACCAGGTGGTCCATGTGTGGATAATCCTAATACGTTCGGTAACCCTGTTGATAGATCGATGATAAAATGTTCGAGGGCGTCTACATTAGCCGAGTATGGTGCGTGTTACATACCCGATAGAAAAATATCACAACAATTAGAAACATGGAGTAAGTGAGTTTTGTTATATTTGTAATGATGCCTTTAAAATGAAATTATCGAATGTGAAATACTGGATGTTTTCGATATGATTTCATTGGCGCATTTGTAAACGAAAATATATGTCCTGGTATTTGTGTGTTGTTAGCATATAATAGTTTATTTGATACATTATATCTTATTACATATTAACAGCACATATGTAATAAGTTAATTGATAAATATATTAAATTATAAAATATATTGATTTTCTTTGGATAATTTAACGCAGTTAAATTATGTTGCTATAATGTGGCTAACACATGACATACTCTATTTTATTTTTATTTTATTTTTATTCATGTTTTCATTACATTATTTACAAATTTATTTTTATACTCAAATAATGCCCATTTCTTTCTGCATATGTGCGCATTTAATTTATACATGAGTGGAATATGATCGTATATTTAGCAATATATTGGTCGAACAAATAAACATACTTAATATATCGTCCATTACCAAATGAAATATATATATGTATAATATAAATGCCACAATCATCAAATGCAAATCCGAATCATAATCAATGCAATGTCACCGTTGTCGCAAACTGCGCGAAATTTAAAAAAGACAACCCAACGGAGTTTAATAAAAGATGGGGATCACTGTTTAAATGTTATGACTATACGACACCAGTAAACTGTCGTGAAAAAATGGCGTTACCGTACTATCAATTGAACAATTATTGTGACGCATCAACTGCGATATTAAATAAATTCGAAGGACCATTCATGACTAAAGACAAATGTATGAACACTCCAAATATATATGGTAAACCTGTTGATAGATCGATGATGAATTGTCAAAATGTAAACACATCATCTGAATTTTCCAAGTGTTATGCATGGAATAAAGAATTGTACAAAAAATTAGAAACATGGGATAATTGAGTTTTGTTATAATTAATAATAAAACCCTATTAATTTTACCACGGAACACTATTTCTTAACGTTTTTGAGCATTTATTACATATATTTAAGCACTCCGAACACGCACAATCAGCGAACTTATATATGTACATATTGCACATTGGACAATGTGTATGTTGCGGTACAATACTATCAGGGTGCGATATATGTAATCGATCTTTATGTAAATTTGTTATATTTGTTATGCTGTATTTAAGCTGATTTACTCTTGCATATATGTCGTCATTATTAATAAAGTTATTGAATGCTAATCGTCGGAACTCTAAACCAGACATAATAGTTCTTTCGTGATTAGTAGTAGGTATATAATATAACCCTTTGTTTGTTCCACATGCATAATTACTATATAATCGACACGCTACTAAATTATGATCAATATGTTCTCGATATGATTTCATTGGCGCATTTGTAAACGAAAATATATGTCCTGGTATTGGTGCGTTTGTTCGTGATACAAGTATGTCTAATATACTACCAATTTGATTACATACCTCTTTCGATAATATATTATCATTATTCACGTTCATTATTAAATTACACATACCAGTGCTTATTATTAATCCATCTGTATTATTGCCAAACGCAACCCAGCATGATGTCCAATACAGTGGATTAATAAATAAATATTCATTGATTGGTGGATCATATGTATTTGGAGGTAATATATTTAAATTAGCACTTACCATATTGCTATATAATTTAGTTACCGGTATAATACCTTCGTTTATTAATGCATTATATTCGATTTGGTTATCGGCATGCGATATTGTTATATTGTTCTTATGTGCATTTGCAAAATGCCTTAGTATATTTATTTGCGCATATCGTTCGGTTACTTTCAATCCATATATTAAATATAATGGAATTGCGCGGTTCAATACATTATTTAATCGCTGATTTATATTGTTAAATGGAGATCCTATTTTATTGCAACAATGCTCGAATATTTTAATTGAGTTAAAGAATTCTTGTACACTTTCAGGAGTTATATTTGGTGTATATTCGTATGATGTTTTGTCATATGATACGTAATGCATCATTGAATAATTAGATGATTTGGATTAATGAATGTATATTATTATGTTCATGTATATTATTATGTTCATGTATATTATTATGTTCATGTATATTATTATTATTATTTTATATGGATTTCAATTTTTACAACCATTGATATAAATATTACATAATTATATAATATAATATTTATGTCAAAATCAACGTCGACGCCAAAATCCACATCGTCAATGTGGACGAAAGAACAGTGTACTAATTACGCAAAACAACATTGTATTGAAGATACGTATAATAAATCATTCTGTCAGAAATATGGAACCATGGATAAGTGCATTAATGAAAACATGCCATTGAGATGCAGACGGCAAATGGGAATGCAACATCCATATTTAGAACAAGTATGTGCAAAAACTGATGAAGTTAGACAACGATTGGAAACCGAGTCTGCTATTAAATGCATAGACGACACACGCATAATTAATAAGCCGTTAAATATGCACGATTGGAACTGTATACGTAATCATTCGAACACACTTCCCGACTTAATTAAATGTGCCAAGGAGACATAAAAATACTAAATTAAATTTTTAAAAATGTATAATTATAGAATGATTTGTATATTGTTAAATGGAAATCCTATTTTATTGCGACAATGCTATAATATTTTAATTGAGTTGAATAACTCGTGTGCATGTCATGAGTTATATTTTGAGTGTATTCGTAATGTATTGTCATTGGACACGTGTGGTATCATCGAAATGATTTGTGGAAATTGTAAATAATTGTATCACGGTCTATCGTAAATTTAATATTATAATATAATATAATATAATAATGTCTGCATCAAACATTCCATCGCCAAGTTGGTCGAAAGACCAATGTATTGATTATTCGAAAAAGCAGTGTACGTAAAACGATAATAAATCATGTATATTAGAACAAACACCATTATCATGCAGAAAACAAATGGGTCTACCATATCCATATTTTAGCGATGTATGTAACGCTATTATTAATTTGAACGACACATTAAAAATTACCAATAAGCAGACGATTGAAACTAAAACAAGTAATTGTATGAATCTTGAAAATATTCGCAAATATCCATACGATAAAAAAATATTTGACTGTATTAACGACGGTATTAGTAACCCATATTCAACACTATGCGCATTCAAACAATGTATAGACCCATCCAAAAAATGTAAATAAATTTTTTAAAATTTATAATTATATAATGAGTTTGTATATTGTATGTATTGCTATTATTATTTGCGTATTATTGATTATATACATTACCAGAGAAACAGAGTATGAAGAATTTTCGTGCCCTAGTTGTAGTAATCAAGATTGGTTAGGCGAATCGCATTGTTATAAATGCAATAACTGTGGATGGTGTATTGACAGAGAGCGTTACGGTAGCTGTGTTGTTGGCGATATGCGAGGACCATTATTTAGAGAAGATTGTCGGTCATGGTTTTACAAAGGGCGTTGTTTATGGGGTCCCGATTGTGGATATACTGCACCAATATATCATGTGCCTTGGTATTATAATTGGATTGGATTTGGAATGCCTAATCCGTATATGGGGATGCGCCGACGCCACCGTCGCCGTTATCGACGACCAAAAAAAACACATAATAAGCAAACAGAAACAGATTAAACAGTCGAGTAGCCATAATCAAACCAACCGGCTATTAATTCTCTTTTGATAGGCCGTTGTCCCATTCCATATTTTAAAACATATATATCATAACCTAATAATCGCAATAACGTCATAATTTGACTCGCGGAATGACCAACATAACAAATTATTAATATTTTTTTATCAATTGGTAACATTGATAAATATTTTTTATCAAATACTTTATTACATGGTATATTTATGGATTGTTTAATGTGTGATTTATTATAATCTTTTTTTTGTCGAACATCAATCATGTAATAATCATCAATATTATTACGCAATTGCTTTGGCGTTATATAATACCAGTGATTACATATATTGTTTATGTAATTCAACACATGTTTACATACGATATCATATTCTTTTTTGCATTTAAATGTGCTCATCGAAATTATATTAATATTGAATATTAAAAAATTGAAACTGTCAATATATTGTGTGTTTTTTTACAATATGTTAATTCAGTTGAAAGGCTAATTAATTAATCGAAACATATTCAAATGGGACAATCATTGAGTAAATTATTTCGCAAGCCATTATTAGACGAGTCAGTATTGACGGTATATAGCAGGCATATATCTGCGAACGAAACCGAGCTATACTTAACTACAACACAGTCGACTAAAATCGAAACTGACTTAGGCAATATTGTATTTATTGTTGATCACTCAGGTAGTATGGGTGATTCAGTTGAAGATACTCGCGACATGGGCGAATATACAGCGTGTGTCGATAAAGACCCCCAACAACTACCAAAATATATGTCAGATCCCTGTGAAACACCAGTTGGTCTAGGATGTATGTATGAACATACATCTACGGAAAGAGTTACAATAAACGTATTTAACGGATTGGAACTATCGGTGAATGGGGCAGACATACGGACCCGACTATCTATGGTAAAGCGCATTTGTATCAGATTGCTTGGAATGGTTACGGCGTTAAAGCCTTCTGTAAATGTATCGACGATATTTTATGATGACTATGCTATAGTGAAAAATGACACTTATACATATGATACGTTAGGTGATTTTGTGAATATATTAGAAAATGTAAATCCAGATGGTGGCACAAATTGTGCTTCAGCGCTTGAAAAAGTCCACCCCGATCCCAATAAACATACTACTATAATAATGATGGGCGATGGTGATGAGCCAATCACAGATTATATAAATAAAGAATTACAACGGCTATCTGAATTCGATTGCGACATTATAATAGTTGGTATAGGCGAACCTGGTCGCGATTTCGACATCGCGTTTTTAGATCATATTGCTAGCTTCGGAGGTATTCGTAAACCTATTTGCGACACCATTTGTGGAAATACTGGAACAGCTATCGCACTTGGAGTAGAAAATGCATTCATGACACATATTATGAATATACCTGAACAGCATGTGGAAATATCATCGACTGTATGTATTAATCCAATGTATGGCGAACATGATCCACTAAATAAAACATATAAAGGTGATATGCGAATTGCGGTTGTTCCATTGAATGTCGGCGGTGACAAGGTGACACCTTTATATTTTAATGTAAATGGTAATGACGAATACACTATCACACCATCATCCTTCGAAGTTGTTCCTAAACAAGTTGATGTATTTCGCGATATTGAAACAACATTTGAAGGCATGTATGCACAATATCACAACACACGTGACCAATATATGAAAGCTATTCAAGAATGCGATGCGAGTGGAGCGATTGTGGCATATGCCGAAATGTTTAGCATTGTAAATACTGATATATCACAATATCAACAATTGCTTATCACATGTGCGGATGATGAGCATCCTATAATAACATATACTAGATTACGAGCATACAATGCATGCAAAGTTATAGTGAATATGATGAAAAAACATTTCACGAATTTTAGCGATACCCCGAAAAAATGGAATGTGTCGGAAAGAGATTTGGACGCATGTGTTACATCTAAATTTACTGAATTGAAAACACCTTGTGTTACGGACATAACTCCGTTTGTTGATATGGGTTTACAACAACATGCATCAGACGACATCACAGACATGTCAATATGCATAATATGTCGAACTAATAAACGAGAAGTAATGTTTACTGGTTGTCGTCATTTAGCAGTGTGTTGTAAATGTGCACAAGAGTGGAGACATATACTACTTGACAAGCAAATGCAATTAGCTTGTCCGATGTGTAATCGTGTTATCAATGGACCTCCTGAAAAGTATTATATGTCAATGGTAATTGTTTCAATGCCGGATGGTAATCCACATCTAAAATGCCAACTAAATACCAATTGTATGCATCGATGTGATACAGTTTTAGAGAAATGTATGCATGTTGTGGGATGTCATATACATGTCGATGAAGAAATCCGTAAAGCGAAAGCGCGTCACGATATTCCGAAATGTCCAATTTGCAACAGCATGGTTGATTCGCGCAGGCATATTGCTTTGAAGTAATTCGATAATCCAGAGTTTTAATAAATAATTATTAAAACCCTCGAAATAATATTTTGTAATGTATATTGCATATAATAATGAATAACACATGTATTGTAACTTATTTAAGTGAAATAACCATTGATAATTTATATTTCATAGCAAATGTTTATAAATATTTTAATAAACATCGATTAAATTATAATGGATATATAATAATAGATACACAAGATCAAATACGATTTTTTGAGCAATTTATCACACGCAATATCGAATACGTTTACTCAAATAATTTGTTCAATTTGTGCGATGTGTTTAAAAAAGCATCACTCAAAATATGTATAGCTAGTTTGAATAATACATTAAAAACGTACATAAATATTCAAAGAATAAAATATGTAATGATGCATACGTATAATACAACAATAACACCAAATAACAATGAACTAGCATATGATGTATGCCCAGGCATATCTATTAATCGATCATTATCAGGGATATTTGTTCCAAAAGTAACGTGTTCGTACAGCGATTTTATATACAGTGCGTTTTACAATTTAAAAATTGTATTAACGAACCCATTGTTCGCCGTTATAATGGTTCCGTTTGATATATCGACTGATGTAAATAAAATCGATGCATTTTTAAATATGATTGGTATAAATACATTTATAATTAATGAATATCAATATGTCATATTAACACCATATATGATATTTAACGGTCAATACGATATATTAGTTTACAAATACAATATATTTTTTTACAAAATAAATGTTAACCTATTTGATTCGGTAAATATCATAAATATGTCAAATTATACATATGTATACGTAGAATCGGAATCGCATTTAATAGAATGTATTGTATGTGGGAAATATCCGTACTATTGTGGGACTAATATTGATTTGTATAACAGCTTGATATATCTAAGGACAATTGTTGGTTTTAATATATGTTCTTATGATTTTGACAATTATTTAACTACATATTACCATAAGTTATTATGTCACTGTACTAATGTTGACGCCACTATAAATATTGTTAATAATAAGGTTATGCCACATATATCACACGAACAACGCGAAAAAATAAAAAAGCAGTTTCAGTCGTTATGTAACTGTGAAGAATTGTACAGGCGTAATATACAAACACAATACGCGAGCGAAACATCATACATAAATGTACAAATGAAAGCGGAATATAGTAATGTCGTAAAAATAATGAAGAGACATCGTAACATACAGATACAGAATACACACGAATGCGAATATAACGATCGGATTGAATTGTTAAAAAAACAGCAATTTGAGTTTGATAATATAACGAGTCGTTTTGAATGTGTTGTAAAAAGAATTATAAAAAAAGTACATGAAACGTATAGACTGGAACGCAAATTATTAATAGATGAATATTATAATAATCGATCATGTATTGAAAATGAATATAATAAAATATTTGATAATATGTTTAATGAATACGATATAACGAACAAACTAATAATAGAGTATATACTATCACAAAAACGAATAATTAAAGAGCGAAAAAAACGCCAAAAAAAAAGATGTATAGAACGGCGTGCGTTAAAACGTTATAATAGAAAAATAAAAAAACAAAAAAACTGTTAAATAAATGATGTATATAAAAATATAAAATGAATCCTCTCGGTAAATGGTATCAAAAAAATTATTATGTGTATTTAATAATACCTAATCCAAATAAAGAAAATGTATACTATGAAATAAATAGCAAGTCGATTGTATGTAAATTTGGTGAATATAATACAACATTAGAATTATTTGAAGATATTGATCAACCTCAATCTAAATGTGATATTGGAAATAAATATATTACGTTTACACTCCGCAAATTATCAGCCGGTGAATGGGATTATATCAGCACCGATAAAATGTACAAGAAATGGATAACTCTTGACTGGAATATGTATGAATATAGTGACGATGACGAGCCGTTAGATATTAATAATTTAAAAGATATGTACGACAATATGTCCCCAGAAGAAATGAGTGCATTAGGTAATATGGATGATGATAGTGATGATAATGTAAATGAACTTGTGTAATATTATTAATAGTTACGATGTTTAAATTGCATATACTTGCGCTTATATTTAAGATATTTTCGATATTTACTCATATGGTTACTCATATGGTTATTATTAATGAGTTGGCGTAAATCAATTGAGTTTTGTTGTAGATACTCTATTATGCATTTTTTTATTGGATCCATACATGTGTTGTCGAACGACGATTTCCTAAAACAAAATATCCATTTTTTATACATATGTGAAGTGCGATAGTTATGTATATTTTCATTTAGTATAAGTATTGCGTCTATATAGTTATTTTCGAGTATGTGCATAATAAATTTATTATATTCATACTCAATCACGGTATAGCCACCATTACTATTAATAATTGGTAAAAAAGAATCCATATATTAATTAATTACAAAAAAATATCAACATGGTCAAATAAAGACATGTTATCGTTGCACATATATTCAATTAATTTCAAATATAATTTAATGTTATACATATCCAATCCAATACAATCGGAATAACAAATAATATTATGTAAATCCTTTACGTGTAATTTCGTACCATTGGTACGTATACAAATAAACATTAAATACACTTTTAATAATGGAGATACAATACCGCTGATCGCACAATGAGTTAAACGCGCTCGTTTAATATGCATACTGCTTATTTTATCAAATTTATTAACGGTTGCCCAATATAACATATTGAATTTTTCGGAGTGCATTAACAAACATGTAAATGAATATTTGGATGTGTCGTACACTTGTTGAATCAAGTTTAATAATTCCCTGATATGTACTTCATTTATTACGCGCTCATATAAATTATCAAATAGATCATATAAAGTTGTTGCATTGCTTTGTTGTATTTGTTGTTTGATTTCAATATGTGACGTGTTTCTTAAAATATTATATTGATCGAATAGCAACTTTCGATTGTTAATAAAACTAACATATGCTGAAAATAATTCATTGATCATGTTAACTAGTCTGTATTTTAGATTGCTAATTAAGAATATTGTGTTGCGATCATTATTCATACATAATTTATTCAAATGTAAGCATATCAGCATACATCTGAATACATATAGCTCAATAATAGAATTATCTCTAACAATGTGCGGATACATTATTTTCTTCAAATCGTTATATTCGAATTTCAGGTATTTGTTTGAATATGCAGTATTTATAAATATATTGCAACGCACGCCAATATTAACAATATATATTCGTTCTTTTTCAAGTTCATCTGTTCCATAACTATCGTCCGATACCCCGTGATAATATTTGCAAAAATATCCATCTGGACATGTTTGCAAATGTTTATATGTAACGCACACTTTTGTATGCATTTTCGATAAGCTCATTGCTAATTGCAATAAATATTTATGAACATTATATGATTATATATTATAAAGTATATTTGTCAATTTTTTGTTTTAATATAAGAAAGTGCAAATTTATATTAATATAAATGGATGTTATAATACTGTCGATTGGTAATTATTACAAAATATTGTATTTAAATGATTGTGAATTGAATAATGTAATTGGGTTACATAAAACATTTTATAGAGATATGTTAGATGTTTGTAAAAACAAACATATTGGTAAATTGCAACATAAGCTCCCAACGGGAGGGTTTATAAATGAATATGGATTTTTTGAGCAAACTAAAATAGATATGGATACATTTATGAATAATGTAAACATATATAATAAATGCACAACGTATTTTGGCGACATTCCTGATAAAGTTGATTTAGAACAAACTAGTTTTGGTAATAAGGTAAATAATGAATTCCCGAATGATTATGAAACGATTAATACACAATTTCAAGAACCGACCAATGCTGTTTATGAAGAACCATTAACTGATTTAAATTATAGTTACATTTCAAGCGAATACAACATATATTATAATGGTCAGTTCAAAAACGGAATAATTATAAACATAAACGAATTACCGATGTATGATTATTCAATATATATGCCAGAAATTATACTAACTACATCATATCCATATTATGACGATTCTCGGAATAATATTGATTTACTAAAAAGAGAGTTAACAAACAATATATATTACACAAAAGAAGCAATGATGCAGTTTATAAATACGTATTGTAATTATGATATTTGTATATTGTCTGACACATTGACAAACGCAATTAAAAAATTTTACAAAAAAACAAAAAGCGAAAATGATGTTATCGCAATGTCAAATATATTTATGAAAATAAAACAACATCTGAAAATAAGTGATAAATATAATATATTGTTATTACAAAGGTTATATACGATATTTAATAAATTAAATTATGTTATTAATACTGGTATAGTATATAACATATTAACAGTCGACGAATAAAATTGAAAATATTTAGTTATATTAGCAAATATTATATACGTATATATAGTTGAAAAATGCCATTCGTAATATCGATTGATGGTAATATTGGATCTGGTAAATCAACATTAATAAACGAATTGAAAAAAATATGCGCTACATATACTGGCAAAAAAATATGCTTTATAAAGGAGCCAATTAATTTATGGATGAATACATGCAATGATGGTCTAAGTATATTCGACAGATTTATGCAAAATTCAGTTAGATGGGGATTAACATTTCAAATATATGTTCTAACAACTATGTATAACGAGCTACGTACACATATTAATAATAACGAATATGATATAATTATATTGGAGCGTTCTGTGTATTCTAGTCGACATATATTTTTCGAGTATTTAAAGCAAAATAATATTGTTACTGATGTTGAATATTTAATATACATCAGTGTATTTGATACAATATGCAACAGCTCGATGATAGATAAATATGTGTATTTAAAAACAGATGATGAAATATGCTATCAACGAATATGTAATCGCAACCGAAACTCGGAAAATCTATTGAGCATTGAATATATACAAAAATTAGGCGAAATGTATGATAATTGGATTGTTAATGAAAATCATATTAATTTGAACGGCAATATTAATTTTATTGATGATGTGTGTGTATTGCGACAATGGATAAGTCTTATAATTGAGTATTAATTATGTAATTATGTAATATATGTTATGTAAATAACATATACTACCCTGTTGCGTTATACTACATATTGCGCACGTTGCGTTATGTTTTCAATAATCTCATTAATTGTTATATCAATACCATCATCGCGCACGTTGCGTTATGTTTTCAATAATCTCATTAATTGTTATATCAATACCATCATTGCGCGGGCGCAAATAGTTACTACATATACGTAATATAATGAGTACAGTCGGCATTGATGCGTGGGTATAAAGATGTTGCTGTTGAATACAATTGGTCAATGCGGTACATATTGTAGTTAATATATTATTGATACTCAACGTAACATTGAGCATATTGTCAATATGTGTGGCACATATATCGTAAAATCGCATCAACTGTATTTTAGTGCGATGTTCAATAGTGGTATATATACAGACTTCATCTGTTGAATCAACGTAATTATTTAAACATTCCAATATTTCGAACATTAATGCGTAATTCTTTGATGATGGTATTTGTATTTTAAACGTGGCCTCGACAACGCTGACTTCATCGTATAAAGTGTTAGCGATGTCAGCAAAACTACCGTTTACATTAAATAAGCTGTTCGTTGAGCGTTCTAAAAATTGCACATAACCTAAAAATTCGAGCGTGTTGAAATTATCATCAAATAACGATAAACAATATACAACATCGGCGTGCACCATCAACCGGGTTATTACTGTTTGATATATGGGTATATTATCGTCGATAATTGCTGGTTGTGTTTGTTGGAATAAATGATCGTGTACATAATTCATCATCATATAATGCGCATGGTATATCATTAATGTATCAAGTGTATCGTATGGTTCAGATACAATAAGTAATAATTTCTCATAAAATAACAGTGGTATGTCGTATCCATATTCTCGATATATTTTTATCATTTCTCTTTGCACACCTAATGATACTTGTCTCAATTGTATTTGTTCACTAGTAGGGTCATCATTCGACAGCGCCGTTATAATAGCCGAACTTAGTTGTGTTATAGTACGTGATACGTCATCATTTTCTATACGTGATGCATGACCAACCAATTGTTGTAATAAGTTACCAAAGACATACTTAGTTAGTTTATCAATAATTCTTTTTAATATTTTTATGTTACGTATATATTGAATATGGGGTGGGAATGGCATATTTAACATTTGCGATAATTCTTGTTCGGATGTTAATTGTGTTAATACGTAATGTTGGGAATGTGTATTATTAATATCATCGTACATACTCGTCTTGGCGCTCGACCAATCGGCTGGATAATTAAGGTTTAATGATGGATTGCTTGTCGCTGTATAATACCTAACATCATGTATATCTCTAACCGTGGTATATTTATTAACTTTGGTAAAACGCACAATTTCGGCATATTCATTTAAACTTGTTATTCTATTTATGTCTCGCATAAGTTCGGTAAGTATGGTCACACTATTTTTTTTCATTGTACATGCTGTACTCGATGATGAGTACATATAGTCACTGCCGTCTTTATCATTATTATAATGGTCAGGTGCTGCTACGTGTATGTCTGTGTTAAATGCCATTACTTTAAATTTACCACGTGTTGCCACGTCCATCACGGATACATGATTAGATACATATGCATGTAATTCATCATTTAATAACAATGCACGAGCAAATTTAATAAACGGTTTACAACAATCCATTGGTTCACCAGTTGATGTTATTAATTTCGTATATGCTAAGTGAACGAGATTTAAATGTTGAACTGAGTTAACTTTTTCTATAGTTTTGGTGTATGCCAACTGTGTTTCAGATCCTGTTGACATGTTAGTTAACTTTATTATATGCTCGAATAAAAACAATAACAATTCCGTTAACCCGCTTGAATGCGAAAAGTCATTAATTAGTATATCAAATACATGTCTTGTATATCGATGTTTTCGCGCATTTTCATATAAATTAATGCTGTACGCGAGATACTCCATTGCAATAATGATTTCAAATACATGACCAGGAACAGGTATGTTACCTGATTCGAAATTATCATAATAATACTTTTTAAACAGTCCATGCAATTCCGGGTTACGATCACCATTGTAATATGTGCGTTGGCTCAAGTCACCAAGTTCGGTTAATAATGGAATCCGACGAACACCATCGCCCGCGATCGCGATCGGTTTCCATTGATATTGTTGGCCAACATTACGCGAAAATCCGGTTGTTAATTGTTCATATATTTTTTTCAATATTGTTTGGGCTTCGGATCCATATACATACCAACCAAGCCAGTGTAACGTGAATGCAACAATATTTGCTGATTGTCGTCGCCTACTATAATCACTAACTCTATTAAATATGTGTGAACAATTCGAGCACCTATATATATCACATGGGTTTCTATGACGTATATTACCCGTATGTGTATGTTCTGTCCATGTATGGTCATGTATATCATAATATATATTTTCTATTGATGCTAATCTACGTGTTCGACTTGCTTGAATTATATCAAAATCATCAATAAATTGATAACCAGCATATTTACTCGCATAATTAGATAATGCATCATTATCAACACTTGTATGAAATTTTGTTAATGGTGTATGATATTGATTATTATTTACAGGATGGCTAGATCCTGGGATACAAAATTTATATTCAACTTCCAATATGATAGCATTAAGGGTATCATTTCGTTTTTTTTTATCAGTTATTTGATCACTCGTATAGTGATATACCTGTATTCTTTTTGTCGCCATGTTATTGCGATGCACTTGAAATAATTGCATGTCATTTGATGGCGCATCTATAAATGGTAGAAGTATTCTTATTAATTGTCCAATCATTTCATATTTAGTTTTATTATCTAACGTAATACTGTGAAATGAATATAATGAAAATTCAGGGATAGGCTGTATTGCGGGTATATATTGATTCTGTTGCAATTCATGCAACAGATTCGGTACGGCCTTAAAAGATTGTTTGATAAACGCGAAGTTCTTATTTGGAGAGCGTATTATATATTTTAATGTATACGAAATCATTGTAAACATCATTATAATTGGGTCATTTTTATATTGTACCCATGCTTCTTTTATACAATCATATGCAAAATTATGAATAATATCATCGGCTGGATAATCGAACGCGCTTGCAAACTTATTAATTGCGTATTTAATATGGTCAATAACTTCAAACATAACAGTTGCGTAAAAAGTAGCGATGCTGTTATTCATCATTTGTCTGTATTGGGTCATTGCTTTATTAAATTTATCGTATGCGTAAGTTGACGTCAATTCAATGTCATATTCATTTACACAGCTCGCATTGGCACAACATGCCAAATATGTGGCATTATCCTTGCAATTAATACATATTTTAAATTTTGTATAGATGTCCCCTCTCGGATAGCGTAAAAAGTATGGTCGATAGTTACGTTCGTTAGTAAAAACCATATGACATACAACGGCTATCATTTCTGGGATTATGAAACTTGGATATGGAATTCTTGTTGATAATTTACACCATTCATCATAATGCTCTTGTCGATCTGGATAACCGTGCAACCAGTCGCGTAGCTGTTTGATATATTGTTCATTAACTTCTACATCGTGTTCATGATCTGGCCGACGTGCGTCCATTTTAAAATATGCTATATTATACTTAAATATTATTGATTATGCTAAATACCCGGTGTGTATTTAATACGTTTTTATGTATGTCGATGTGCCCATACTTTTTGTCGTTCCTCGTTTACCAAGAGCAGTTATATTATATTTTTGGCAATATTCGTTACCATATGTAGCAACACCGCAACGTGGATCACTATCACAAATTTCAATACACCCGTTAAATGTACTGGCTTTCTGGTGATTACCTACGTTATTCCATTCCCACTTTGGCGGGTTACCGCCAATTGTCGTATTTGATAATACAAGCGGATGATTTCGCTTGTATTCATTGGAAATACTAGCACCAGTTACGTTACATTCACCATTCATATTTACAGTGTGACATTTCAAATTGGAATACCCAGTTATATTATTAGCACTATTTAATTTATCGATACCAATTGTTGTTTCATCGAGTGCCAATGCGGTTTTACCTGGTAATCGTATTTGATGATTCACAAATTCAATATTCCCAGCATGACATATAGGCGCGTTTAAATTATTTACGTATGTATTTCCAATAACATTGATAGTATCTACATTTAATTCGCCGGTCTCGTGCAAATGTTTGAATATATCAAATTTTGCATTATTAAAATGCTCATTGTTATTACGTTTTATATTTACCAATACAATGATATTTATTAATCCAATAATAATAATGACTAATAAAAACATAACATTCATTCTATATCATATATATTCATATTTTTTGGAGAATGATGGTGATGTTGTTATCTTTGATGAATATCTTTCGTCGGTATTAACTGTTGAAAAACCTTTCGATTTTAACCAACAATCGGTACCTTTATAAACCAATCCATAACACATTGGATTAGATTTACATGCGCTTGTGCATTGCTCTTTAGATAACCCATGCCACCCTATCATCGAAGCATCATAATTGCCGTCCAGTGATTGATTAAAATTATTAGAATTTCTCAGTGGATATCCTATAATATTACCTTTAGTTTCATAATATGGAGTGTGTCGTAACCGGTTATTACTCATTAGAATATTATTGGGGATGTTTGCCGTATTGATTATAGCATTACCTATGTGAACTTCAGCCGATCCGGAGGTATCTGTTGGTGAACTTAAAAATCTAGCACCATATTGATTTAACATAATACCGGTGTGTTTATTGTTGTTTATCATTGCGCCGTTCATAGATAAATCACCGAGCTTATTATTACCGGTTAAATATACATTATTCGATATTACTTTATTTGCATTTAATTTATCGACGTTCAATAGTCCATTGTAATAATATTTTGATGCGTGGTTTATGTCGCTATATTCTCCTTCGGAATCATCGTCTTCTCCGTCAGCATCTTCGTCTTCTCCGTTGACATCTTCTGTGAAATATTCACGTGCGTTTTTATCCGTGTTGTAAATGTCAAATAGTAACTTAATATTAATAAATAATATGATTATAATTATCAATATTAATAACTTTTGCATTGTTATAGGACTGTCCAGTAAATATCCGCTATATTATAATGTAACATAATACATAATCAGCATACATATTCCGAACAAATCCTATAACTGCATAGAGATGTGGATTTTTTCTCCAGTTTGTGTATGGAAGTATCCACAATAATAGGTTTTATATTATTAGTTTGATGTGTTATTTTATTTGATCGTATAAACACATTTGGTCGTTTCATATCATTATTAAACATATATTTTACAATGTTTAACATATTTTTACATGAGTTCATATCACGGGTTAAGTATATTGGACATGCGTTTTCAAAACGCCCAATATTATTACTACCGTTATATGAACAT